TTACGTCTGGTAAATCAACGAAGGTAATTATCATCTCCACGCCTAACGGCATGAATCACTTCTACAAAATGTGGGAGGATGCAAGGCGTGGTAAGAATGATTATGTCACTAATGAAGTACACTGGTCGCAGGTCCCAGGAAGGGATGCCAAGTGGAAAGAAGAAACAATTAAAAACACATCTCCAAGACAGTTCGCACAGGAATTTGAATGCGACTTCCTTGGATCTGCTGACACTCTAATCAGTCCAGCAAAACTACAAACTATTCCATTCGCAGATCCTATTAAGAGCAATGCTGGACTTGACATCTATGAGAGAGTGCAAAAGGATCACGAATATATTATTACTGTTGACGTTGCCAGAGGTATCGGTGGCGACTACAGTGCTTTCCTCGTGTTTGATATCACCACGATGCCGTATAGGATCGTTGCAAAGTACAGAAATAATGAGATTAAACCTGTACTGTTTCCCTCAGTAATTTTTCAGGTTTGCAAAGAATATAATAATCCATACGTATTAGTTGAGGTAAATGACATTGGCGATTCTATTGCTGCCACTCTTAATTACGATCTTGAATATCCTAACGTACTCATGTGTGCAATGCGCGGTAGAGCAGGACAAGTGGTCGGTCAAGGATTTTCGGGAACAAAGACACAACTAGGTGTCAAGATGAGTGTGACCGTTAAGAAGATCGGTTGCGCTAACCTCAAAGCAATTATTGAAGAAGATAAATTGTTGTTCAATGATTTCCAGATCTTCCAAGAGCTAACTACATTTGTACAGAAGAAGCAAGCGTGGGAAGCAGACGAAGGATATCATGATGACCTTGTGATGTGCATGGTATTGTTTGCGTGGTTGGTCATGCAAGAATACTTTAAAGAGATGACTGATCAAGATGTTAGAAGGAGAATCTATGATGAACAAAGAAATCAAATTGAACAGGATATGGCTCCTTTTGGGTTTATTGACGATGGTATGGGTGACGACACCTTTATTGACGGAGATGGTTCTCTGTGGGAGTACGGAGACAAGCAAGAAGAAGTTGGGTATATGTGGAACTACTAATGGACATTGGGGATCAGTTTTCATTAGAACACTTACTCTTTAAGGAAAGAGTATGCAGGTCCTGTGGTGAGAAAAAAGATTTGATCTCTGAATTTTATTTGACAAGGAAAACTAAAAAAGGTCATCCGTCAGCGTATGCATATGAATGCAAAGATTGCACTGTCAAAAGGGTGATGGAGTCTAGGAAAAAGAGAGATCCATTTGCTGATTGGGGATATCCAGATTGGTAGTTCATGCATTGTTCACCACCTCTGAAGCATTCAAAAATCTAAATAGATTTAGATAAATTTGATATCTAAGAGGTAAAAACATGGCAAGTCAAGTCTCGCCTGGTGTTGTTATTAGAGAAAGTGATTTATCCAATGCTGTAGTTGTAGGAGCACAGGCTGTTGTCGGTGCTATTGCTTCATCTTTCAGCACTGGACCTGTAGGCAAAATTACAAAAATTGGTTCTCAAAGAGAACTGATCGATACTTTCGGATCACCAGCTGAGGCGAATGCTGGCGATTGGTTGGTTGCTGCTGAGTTCCTTCGCTACGGTGGACAACTCGCAGTCGTTCGTGCTGCTACTGCAGTTCTGAATGCTACCGCATCTGGTTCTGGTGTTCTCATCGGTTCTAAGGAAGCATTTGACTCTGGAGTAACTTCAGAGAAGTTCGCTGCTCGCTACGCTGGCGCTGAAGGAAACAACCTTCGCGTTGTTATCGTAGACAGAGGACCCGATTACAGAGTCGTTTCCACTGGTCACGGTCTAGCAGTTGGTGGTACATACACTGACGGAGCTTCAGTCGGACACGAAGTTTACGAAGTTATCGACGCAAACACAATCACAGTTATCCAAGGTTCTGCTGCTCCTACCCCTGCTGGTGGTGAGAGTGCAACTGCATACACCGCTTCAATGTGGAATGCACGTCAGATTGGTTCAACTGGTCTAACATACAAGTCAATCGCTCCACGTCCTGGAACGTCTGCTTTCGCTGCTGAGCGTCATCTCTCACACGATGAAGTACACGTTGCTGTTATTGACGAAGCGACCAATACTGTTGTTGAGAGAATGACTTATCTCTCAAAACTACTCGATGGCAAATCACCAGAAGGTGCTAACACCTACTGGAAGGATTATGTTAATGAGTATTCTGGCAGAATCTATGCTGGTGCTGCACTTGGTGCTGCTGAGCAAACAACTGCTGGAGAAGACGCTGGTGCTGCTGCTGCATCCTATGGTGCTACTGCTGCTTCCCCACTAGCACTTGCAAGAATCCTACCTACTGCAGGTGGTGCGCTATCTGGTGGTACTGATGACTATGCATATACTGCTGGTGAGATCGGTGCTGCATATGATATGTTCCTCGATACCGAGGCAACTGAGGTAGATTTCATCCTCATGGGTGGCGACGGTGCTGACGAGAATGACACCATCGCTAAGGCACAATCGGTTGCTGCTGTTGCTAATGGCAGAAAAGATTGTGTTGCATTCCTTTCCCCATGGACTGGCGCTCAAGTAGCAACCTCTGGTGGTTCTGCTCTCACAGAAAATCAGCAACTAGAAAACACCTTAGACTTCTTTGCTAACATTGGATCTTCTTCCTATGTTGTCTTAGACAGTGGTGTTAAGTACACCTATGACCGCTTCAACGATAAGTATCGTTATGTCGGTTGCAACGGTGATGTTGCTGGTCTCTGTGTATCAACTTCCGCAATCCTAGATGATTGGTTCTCGCCTGCAGGCACCAACCGTGGTGGTCTACAGAACGTTGTGAAGCTCGCTTTCAATCCTAACAAGGCAGCGAGAGACGACCTTTACACCAACAGAGTCAATCCTATTGTTGCATTCCCTGGTTCTGGTCCTGTACTATTTGGAGACAAGACTGGTCTTGCTTCACCTAGCGCATTTGACCGCATCAATGTTCGCCGTCTCTTCCTCAATGTTGAGAAGAGAGCAAGAGGACTTGCAGAAGCTGTACTCTTTGAGCAAAACGATGCTGTAACTCGTTCCAACTTTGCTGCAGCAATTGGTGGATATCTTTCCGAAGTTCAAGCACGTAGAGGTCTAACTGACTATCTAGTTGTTTGTGATACTTCAAACAACACTCCTGAAGTTATCGACAGGAACGAATTCGTTGCCGAACTCTACCTCAAGCCCACCCGTTCAATTAACTTTGTAACGGTCACTGTGACTGCTACAAGAACTGGTGTTTCCTTCGAGGAAGTCATCGGTAGAGGTTGATCGATACTAGATAAAACATAACGAGGTAAACAACAATGGCAACGTCAAACGTAAGTCAATTTCTCCAGACTATTGGGCAGGGCGTCAAGCCCAATATGTTCCTGGTTGACATCAAATTCCCAAGCAACTTGGGCGATGGATCAGACGCTCTAGGAACCGATCTTACAAACATTCTCTGTAAGTCTGCTGCACTCCCAGGTTCTAACTTGGGTGTCATCGAAGTTCCTTTCCGTGGTAGAACTGTTAAGATCGCTGGTGATCGCACCTTCGATACATGGTCTGCAACCTTCTTCAATGATAAGAACATGGAAATCCGTGGTCTCTTTGAAGAGTGGGCAAATCTACTTAACACTCATGAAGGCAACACTGCTCCCAGATTCCTACCTAACGGTGGAGATACTGGATACATGGCAAGTCTGTTTGTCACTCAACTTGAGAAAGACGACAAAGAAGGTGGTTCTGCAATCAGAACTTATGAACTACATCATTGCTTCCCAACTAACGTTTCTCAGATCGATCTTGCTTATGATAGCAACGATCAGATTTCTGAATTTACCGTTGAGTGGCAGTATTCATACTTCACCGCGTCTAAGACTAACGCAGGAACAGCAGCTTCGGAGCACGTCAAGGGCACCGCTAGCGCCAGAACTGTAGTCTGATAAATAGTTGAACGCTCAACTATTGAATAGGTAATCATGAGTCAACTTTTTGGCTTCCAGATTAATCGCAAGGAGGGGCAGAGGGGACAATCCCCTGTCCCTCCTTCTGCTGATGAACCCATTGCCGTTGCGGCAGGTGGGTATTATGGAACGTATGTAGATACGGATAATCAAGCTCGCAATGAGTTTGAGATGATCCGTCGTTATCGTGATATGGCAATTCACCCTGAGGTGGATAGTGCTGTTGACGAAGTTGTGAACGAGTTTATTGTAAGTGATGCTTACGATTCTCCTGTTGAGGTTAATCTCGACAACCTACAGGTTGGTGCAGGAGTAAAGAAAAGAGTTCGTGATGAGTTTGAATATATCAAACGTCTGTTGAACTTTGACAATCGCGCACATGAGATTGTTAGAACTTGGTATATCGATGGTAGATTATTTTACCATAAGGTTATCGATCTAGATAATCCAAAGAAAGGTATTACGGAACTTCGTTATATTGATCCAATGAAGATCAAGAAGGTCCGTCAAAAAATTGATAACAAACCGAAAGACGCTCTAGCTCGTGCAGCAATCAAAGGCACTGCGCTTGAGTATGAATACGGAACGTTTATTGATTATTATCTTTACAATCCAAAAGGATTCTACAAGGGTGGTGTCCTGGGACCAGTAGGTGATATGTCGCTCTCACAAGGTGTGAAGATGGCGACAGATTCTGTCACCTTTGTTCCCTCAGGTCTGCAAGATCTCAACAAAAGAATGACTCTTGGTTTCCTGCATAAGGCAATCAAGTCTCTCAATCAATTAAGAATGATTGAAGATTCACTTGTTATCTACAGACTATCACGCGCACCAGAACGTAGAATTTTCTACATTGACGTTGGTAATCTGCCTAAGGTAAAGGCGGAACAATACCTACGCGATGTTATGAGTCGCTATCGCAACAAACTAGTGTATGACGCAAACACTGGTGAGATGCGTGATGACAAAAAGCATATGAGTATGCTAGAGGATTTTTGGTTGCCTCGTAGAGAGGGTGGACGTGGTACTGAGATCACAACCCTACCTGGCGGACAGAACCTTGGCGAACTCAAGGATGTGGAGTATTTTAAAAAGAAACTCTATAACTCTCTCAATCTTCCTCCTTCTAGACTTACCGACGATAATAAAGGATTCAACCTCGGTAAAACCACTGAGGTCCTTAGAGACGAACTTAAGTTTACAAAGTTCATCGGAAGACTACGTAAGAGATTTAGCGAACTATTCCACGATATTCTCAAGACCCAACTCATTCTCAAGGGAGTAATCTCCCCAGAAGATTGGGATGATATGAAAGAGCATATTCAGTATGACTATCTCTTCGACAATCATTTCAATGAACTCAAAGAGATTGAGATGATGAACCAGAGAATGATGACTGTCACTCAGATGGATCCATTCGTTGGTAAGTATTTCTCTGTAGAGCATATCCGTCGCCACGTCCTTGGTCAAAAGGATGTTGAATTCAAGGAGATCGATAAGCAAATGAAGAGCGAGATTGCATCTGGTCTTGCACTTGATCCTGCAGAAACTAATGCTATGGATCAAATGACACAGGCAAATACTGCTCTGGCACCTGAGATTCAGGCACAACAGGCAGATGATGCAGCAGAAAGAGAAGCAGATTCCGCAGATGCTGCTATGGACAGAGAGATCAAAAAAGCACGCGCTATGCCTAAGGCATCTCCAAGTAATAAATAAATTATACTGAATTAATATTATGTCAGAAAAAACTGAAGCAAATCCATTCTCCAGCGAGTCAGATATCGTTAGTAAAATTAACGACAATGATCGCGCTGGTGCAATTGATGCTATTCAAGATCTTTTGTTTGCTAAAGCATCTGATGCTATGGCAGATTACAAAAAGGTTGTAGCGAATACATTCTTTGACGAACCCACCGAGACAGAAACTACCGATGAAACTGATAACGGAAACGATTGAAGACGTACAAATCCTCACTGAGGAGAGAGACGGAAAAAAACTTCTGTATATTGAAGGTGTCTTTCTGCAAGGTGCAATCAAGAATCGCAATGGTCGCATGTACCCCTTTGAAGTTCTCGACCGCGAGGTAGAGAGATACAACGAAGAGTATGTAAGAACCAAGCGTGCCCTAGGAGAACTTGGTCATCCTGATGGTCCTACTATCAACCTTGATAGAGTATCACACAGAATTACAAGTCTCCGCTCTGAAGGTAATAACTTCATCGGTAAGGCACAGATCCTTGATACCCCTATGGGTAATATTGCTAAGTCTTTACTTGGCGAAGGTGTTCAGTTAGGTGTTTCCTCTCGTGGTATGGGAAGCATCGAAAAGCGTGAGGATGTTGCGGTAGTCCGCGACGACTTTATGCTAACCACTGCCGCAGATATCGTTGCAGATCCATCAGCACCTGATGCATTTGTCAATGGCATCATGGAAGGCAAAGAGTGGGTCTGGGACAACGGTATTTTAAAGGAGCGTGAAGTTGCTAAATACCAGCGTTACATGGATGGTGCTACGCGCCAAGACATGGAAGCGAGAACTCTCAGAGTGTTTGAGGATTTCCTCGGAAAACTCTGATTTATAAATAAACTTAGATTAATTATACGGAAATTACGAGGTAAACTCAAATGTCAGATATGCTAAACGAAAAGTTTGAGGAGTTCGTTACCGAGCAGAAGGTGATTGTAGAAGCTGGCGATCCTATGCCAACGGTTTCTGCTAACGTTATCCCTGGCACTGGTAGTGAACCCTCAGCAGTTTCGGATGCCCAAACTGCTAACGCAGGTGGCAAAGATCCTGCACCAACCGTCGCACCATCGGTTGCACCTGGACAATCTGCAGCAGCAGATCTTGGAGGTTCTACCTCTGGTCCTCTTCACGGCAACGACGAAGATGGCGCTGAGAATCCTGGCGCTAAGGCGGCAGCACCTATCTCCCAAGATAGCAGTGTTACCTCAACCGCTGGCAAACCAGGAAAAGATGCTGCACCCTCGGTTGGCGCGGAAGTAGCATATGGCACCAAGATGGGTGGCAACGTAACATATCCAATCAAAGCAGGTTTTGAGATCGATATGTCTGCAGACGTTGCTGCACTTCTAGAAGGAACCGAACTCTCTGAAGAGTTTGCAGAAAAAGCAAAGACAATCTTTGAAGCTGCTGTAACTGCAAAACTCTCTGAAGAGTACGACAAGCTTGTTGAGCATTTCGCTAACGAAGTAGAGAAGCAAGTAGAGACTGCAAAGTCTGAACTCTCTGAAGAAGTTAACGGAACGGTCAACTACGCCATCGGTCAATGGATGGAGCAAAACCAAGTTGCTGTTGACCGTGGTATCAAGAATGAGATCACTGAAGACTTCATCGCAGGTCTCAAGGGTCTCTTTGAAGAGCACTACATCTCTATCCCCGACGACAAGGTTGACGTGGTAGAGGGTATGGCTGAATCTATTCGTGAGATGGAAACTCGCCTTGACGAACAGGTCAAAGCAAATGTGAAACTACAAAATCGTCTTAATGAGTCTGCCAAACTCAATATTCTGTCCACCGTGTCAGAAGGACTTGCAGATACTCAGAAAGAAAAACTCGCAGCACTTGCTGAGGGTCTAGAGTTTGTCTCGGAAGAGTCATTCTCCGCAAAGGTCAAGACCATTAAGGAGTCTTACTTTAAAGAGTCAGCTTCTGCACCCGCAGAAATTGCTGATGAAACTCCCGTCGAAGGAGGAGACGCTGAGGTATCGCCAGCAATGGCACAATATCTCAACGCCCTCAATCGCTGGCAGTGATATTATTTTAACCCCATTTTTTCAAGAGCAAAACAATGTTTAATTCAAAAGCTCTAACCGAAAAGTGGTCACCTGTTCTAGGTCATGAAGGTGCTGGTG